CCCGGGAGCCTGATAGAACAGGTATGCAATGCTATCCCAAGCGTGGGATTGTTAAAGGAGCGACATCTCCTTCGCATTGTAGTGCCTGAACAATAACAGTACTACCCGGGAACTAACGGTCCACCCCTCAGAAGATTTTACCTCCCGATATTAGGACCGCTGTAGGTGTTGAATCACCATAAAATCTTTTGTCCTGTCTCAGTACTACTTAGTATGAGACTAGGCTAGAGTACCACCCCACCGCAACTAGTTACCCGGTTACGATGCTCACATCCTATGCGGATACGGAAAGAAGAGTGACCTTACTGAGTCCGAGGTAGGGTTTTCGCTTTCTTCCGGGATCTCCGTCTACTCGCTAAACCTGTCCCCCCACCCAGGGCCTTATCAACTACTAACCGCGAATTCTCCCAAGTCCGTATTCCGTTGAACACGAATTTAGGATCCTTCGCCTCAGCTCTAGTGAACATATCCACACACGGCCGAAGAGAAGAAATCTCTTCAATAGCCTGTGTGTAAGATGCATGCACTTCTGACAAGGATCCAGTCTGTGCTTCAAGGACTTCACTATGTACATCCTCCAACCTCTTTAGAATAGCCTCTAATATTGGCTTTTCTACGCAAACCGACCTTACAAGAACTTCCGGATCCTCACCGTAATCCGAAAGATGACCACTGCCATCCTCGGGCGGTGCTAGCTCCTCGACCCGGCTTTTAACCGGGTCAAAAAGAGCCAGCAATCGCTCGATGTCCTTCAGGTACGATTCACGCATAGTTTGGAGTAGACTTGGCATTCCCCCCATGGGAATGAAATCGAGATGCTGAATTCGTCGCATCCCGATCCAAGCCTCCCAGTGCTTCACACCCATAACTGCACCAGGCTGTAACAGAGCGACCACGGAACGCCGAAGCCGGACCGGCCATTCAGAAATCCTCTGGTTGAGGATCCCTGTAGACCGAAATCCGTACCCAAGCGCACGTAAAACTGATGCTGGGCGAAGTTTCACCATCGATGAAGATCGATTGACCATCTCCACCATTCCAGAGAGAGAGCGATTGAAAACCGCAAACTCACGGAACGATAGAGGGGAACAATCGACTCCACCGGCGATAAACCTCTTCGCAAACTCGAAGCAACCCTTTGCTCCGGGTAGCGACTTGGATAGGGAGATATTAACTCCCATCCGCTTCATCAGTCTTAAGTACTCAGCGGCTACGAACTTGTCAAAAATGACAAGATCGTCGCCCAGAATTCCGTAGTCCTCAAACCACCCCTTCTTACCAACAATACTTGCTGCCCACTGCACCACCAAATGGTGTGCAAGGGTGAATGCTCCCCAGCTCGAATGAGCTCCCATTGGCTGCCCAACTGCATAATGCAGAGGGGCCAGATGCGCCGACGCTTCAGCGTGGGCCCGGCCGTACGGGACGGTCAACAGATCACTATAGTGACCTGTAGCCTTACCCGGACGGACCGATGGATAAGCGTAACCACGCCCAACCAGCAGCTGCCGCCAATGAGTAGCAACACTTTCGCCAAAGAGCACTTTCATGACAGAATACTGAGCCCAAACCGGGAACCGGTCTGTGGCCGAGGATAAATCGTAGGAGAAGAACTTCCGACCAGAAGACACGCGGCCCAGTAGATACTGGACAACGGCCCCCTGATCGAAAGTCCCATCCAAACGAATATCTCCTCGGTTTAAGGACCCAAGAGTCTTCAATAAGAACTCGTGGACCCCCCTTAAAGCCGACTGGCTCCAGTAATCCAACATTGCAAATACCCGAACTTTACCTGGTTCTCTCTTGAAGGCAACTCTACCGAGCGCCCCCAAGCGGTCCGACCCTACAAAATAGGGCCATACAAAGGCAGAAGGATCATTCTTGGCCGCAGTACGAACTACTGCCGTAACATCCATCGACTCAACCTCCTCACAATATTTATTGAAAGAAGGCCAAAGCGGTGAATTAAACAAAGCCAAGGCGTCCTTCTCCACGTTGCACATTGCAACAGACCCTTGCACGGAGTTCGGACCGGAAGTCATCAAGGGTTTATAAATGGCTCCAACATATGGAGAAATCCGGCGGCGGAGCTTATGGTAAATACCAATAACCTCCGCAGCCGGACGACTGCGCGACTTAAGTAGCGCAGCCGCTCGCTCCATAAAGGAATTCCATTCACTTTCAATTCTCTCACAGCCTCCAAAAGGAGACAGGATCGAATCTATATTCACACGGGTCGGTATATCAATTACTCGATATAACATAAAAAAAGTCAGCCATAGACGGCGGGGGCCTAAAACCCCCAACCGGATATAGCGCCGACACTCCGCAGGAATAACCCTTGGTAACCCAGATCGAGTAACAGATACTGCCACCCCAAATTCTCTACACCCTACCTTACGACCCGCAATCGCATTCTGAAGTAATACGCTACAGGCTTTCAGGTAGATCGCCAGCCCCCGGAGGCCCTGCCGGCGAACCACCGGTATGCAGAAGGTAACAAATCTGTATACTGACCCCGCATAAGTATGTGACGTGTACCCTATGACTAAAAAGACGATTCGATTGAGTCGTCCTAATAGCCACGGACGGGATTTTAAACCCGTCTGCCAGGCCTTTAGAGACCAAAGACTAGACAAATAATGAATGGGCTTTCGCCCCCGAATGTTAATTGTGTTTTTCATGATTAATGTTTGTGTTATTATTTGTTTAGAATAAGGTCCCCAGAGGCCCCTTCGGTTTCCCCAAAAGAAGTTATTGACAGCGCAGCAAGAACATTGCTTCGTTACTGGGGTTATGCCCCAGAGCTGGATAACTTCTTCTGCTCGGCCTTTCGGCGGAGACAGGGGGGCCGCAGGCACCGTGTGAACGGTCCTCTAGGGTGACGGTTCAGCTCCCATACAGCACTCCGCTCGAATGAGCGGCTGCGTTGCAAGGAATGCTTGCCGTCTCACTTCAAAAGAAGTGTCACATGCTTGGGCGGATTTACCATTAGGAGGATAGCCAGCAGGGTTACAGTAAGGGCCTCGGTTCTTAGATCCGAGTGTTGCTTACCCGATGGGGCTGGCTCCCCAACGGCACATACTGCTCCTGCTTAGTCTTACTTATTCTTCAGACATAGGCAACTATCCTTCCGTGCGATCCACGGTGTTGAATCACTCCAACACGGCGAACCGCCTGGAATATCCGGGCGGGCCTTTTCGCCAGGACCCCTTACGGGGT